GTGGTAAATCCAGATGGATCAAACAAGCAGCTGCTGCTGCGGGACATACACTGTTTCGTTGGAATTGCCGCGACGACCGTGCTCTTCGTCAGGGACGCGAGTTGCTACACGGTTTAGTGAGAACACGAGAGCCGACGTGGGTCTGGCTTGAAGGTGCAGATGATATCACTCTCGATGCGCAGGCATTTTTGCGGCGGATTCTGGAGACTGCATCGGCGCATATGACGTGTGCTTTGGAAGTTCGACGCCTGGAGTGTATGGCAGAGCCGATACAGTCCCGGTGTGTTTTAAAGAGGTTGCCGCCGGCGCCCACACCAACGTGGCGACAGCGTGAGTTGTTAAGAGAATGGGGGCAACCGGATGATCCGCCTGTACCGAGTGTTCAGACACCGATGACCCTCGCTGAGCTACGAGAGGCGAGACTACAGGGTGCAGACCCGTTTCAGGTTCTGAAACAGGTTGCAACAGGAACAGAGTTTGAGCGCGAGGCTCTCAAACGCTGCACTCTAGGCACGAGTCCGTGGATTTTGTCAGCTTGGATACTTGCTCAATAATGTGGCTGCTTGTGCACTCATTGCATTGCGTATACGCAGCCGCACTTGTTGCGTAGATAAGACTCTCAACAATTTATTCGCGACAATAGTACTCTAGATGGAAATTCAGGATACAACTGCCGCAATTTACAGCGAAGCGAAATCGGAATATACCCGACAACTCGTCGGTAATTTTCAGCCTGTGCTTCTGCGATTCTTCTTAGATCGTCTAGACGAGGCGCGCAAAACAAAGACGAACAAGTCAACACTCGCCGAGTTTCAGGAGTCTCTGAGTCAGATTCCCGAGTGGAACCTCGACAAGGTCCAGAAGGAGACTGCCGGCTTGCTAAACTCCGTCAGTTGTGATTACATTGAAGATCTCATAACAGCGGTCTTCATTGCACACACTAAGATTCTGTCGGCGATTCGTCTACACGCCAAGCCCCGGCGCCGCATTCAGATCACCGTACCGAAGCCTGATCACTTTATGCACCGCACTTTGTCAGAGTGCAGTCGTCTTTTATGGTCAAACATTTATCTGTTCAGCGAGACCGCACCCGCTCTCGAGCGTCAGAAGAATATGAATGAAGTCGGCCGTTTTCTTGAAGAAGGTATTCTACAGGCTGTACGAAACCTGCTCCCGGTCAAGTCTATTCTCCGTGAAAGTCTACAGGAGGACGAGGACGATGGTCTGGAGATCTCTAGTGGAACACCGAAGGAGGAGGCACCTTTGTCAAAGGAGAAGGAGGATTTCGGCTTAGATCTGTCTGGAACAATCCTTGATCTATCGGGATCTACAATTCCTCAGGATACCCATTCGGTTGCAGTTCCTGCAGTCAAGATGCCTGAACTTCCTGCACCTATTGCCACAGGTCAGATCACTCAGGATATCTCAGGCGCCGTCGTACCGCCTACAACGGGTCCGATTGTTGAGAAGCTCCCTGAAACTCTCGTTGTTGACACCGAGAGATCCGTTGCATTTACAGGAATGGATACTGTCTTTGGCTTTGAAGGCCAGGCTGAAGTGAGACAGATGATCGATGAAGGTGAGGAAGAGGAATTTGACGTATCGGATACAGCCGAGACATTGAATCTAAATGATTTCGAGGATCTGGACAATCCGATTGGCGCAACAACACCTCTGGCTGCCGATGACTATGAGTCTATCTAATGCGTCAAACACTACGCTTTTTTTCTACCTCAGCTGTCCAGAATGGACTTCGAAATCTTCCTCTGGGCACTAGCGGGTGGTATTTTGGTCGCCGTGGTCAGCGCTGCCGCAATTTATTCGCAGAAGGAGGAAATGAATGTAAAAAAGCTCAGCCGTGATTTTCTGATCGGTGCAGCCTTTACAGGCTTCTTCTATCCGATGATTCCCGAGACATTTCAGGAAATTCAGGGTTCAATGTCTGATGCGGCGGCCGCCGTGTCTAAGGTAGCTACATCTACGCAACTAACAGTTGATTCTGATATCAAGATTGGGCCTCCTAATTTTTAAACAATATATAGGAATGCCTTCACGAGAGCGCACAATGAAGAAGCGTACAATTAAGAATCGCAAGACAAAAAAGCAGAAACGTGTACACAAGAAGCAGAGAGGTGGTGGCCCGAAGTGTCCAAATTGTGGATCTACAAACACATACTGCACTTCACGCATACAGGCAACGTATCATTGCAATGCGTGCGGTAATGAGTTTACAAATTCATACTAGACTAAATCATAACAAAAACTTAATCGGATACTTCATAAGCAAATAATCACTTCGCGTATAGCCAGGCCGCTCGTGAAAATCGTATAAAAATCCAATAGTATCTTTCATCTCAATTTGTATCCAACGTCCACGCTCAGATACAAACAGAAGATTAAAAATACCCTGGTCATTTCGTGTAGTAATTGGAAAGGTATTCATTAATTCAAAAAGTCTCTCGACTGTTCCTGCTTCAATGATTTTTGTGTCAAATATCATTAAAGTTGTCTGAAAGTAATCACAGTTTAAGCGATATGTCAAGAGTAGTTTCTCGGTAACATCCGAATCAAGTGTTAATTCAAACTGAGACTCGAGTGTTTTCTCAAATTCAGGATACGAATCACTGTGAGCTAGCAGAGAATAGGAAGGTATACAGACTGCTTTCATTCGGTTCAAAGACCCCTGAACTTTCATTCCCGCATCCATATAAAATACAATATCCCATTTCTTGAACCAGATATCCATTATATAAAATTTCATAAACTGAAAGATACGATTTTTCATATAGTGTGAATGCCCGTGATAAGGTTTAGCATTCCAAAAGTTTAGAACGGCATTAAAATCTCGTTCAGGGAGAACACGAAATTCTGCCTGTAAAGACTTACAGACTGCAATATTTTCTGAATTAGTCATAATATCCTCTGTTGTTAGAATTACAATATCATCTTTCCATTCGCCAATAGTTCGTACCTCATAAATCGTTTGAAACGTCTTATGTAAGTAGTTATCATTTGTTACAAAAACTAAGACCCAGCTCATTAAGTCTAAACACTATTGATATGTTTAACCCTCGTTCTCAACATAGGCAAATAAAACATCATCTTCAACAATTCCATTTAATCTAGAAAACGTGTACTTTGGATTTATTTCAAGTATCTTTTCTTTAATTACCTCAAAAAAATTAACATCACCATACGAGTTCTCCTCCCACGGGTGGGTTTGAAGAATTATTCTTACATCATCAATTAAGATTATGTTGTCCTTTCTATCAAGCATTTTGATTGCCTCCAGCTCATCAAATAGAGGACATCTCTTCATATTATTTAATGTAAAATTGTTTATATGAGCATCTAAGAAAAATATGGTTTTATTTGCAAATGCTTCATTATTCATATATTTATTCATATGCACGCTATCATCCATTAGTAAAGTAAGTCGACCCAGACTGATATCAGTATTAAAAATGACTTTGCCTAACTCTACCCATTCTTCAAATATCTCAATAGAAAATACTTTTTCGAACCCGCAGGTTAATGCCAGTTTACACGAAATATCATCACGAGGATCCCATAAACCTGTTTCAAAATAATTTAAACAATTATGTTCTTGCCTTAACTTCTCTAGATCAAAGTTAATTGGCATATAACTATGTATAAATTTGGTATTTAGACCTTATTAACAAAATAAAGGATAGACTTGAACTGAAGGCGGCAAGACTCCTTTGAATTCGAACTTGGAAAATGGTTCCTTATCTAGCTGCTCACGCGGAACTGCATTCTTGACCTTCTTCGCAATCGCCTGATACAGATCAAATCCAGGGTACCGCTCCGATGAATCTGGTTCCCACAGTACGTTTTGGCCTTCCTCATCAATGAGCCACGACCACAGCACGTTAAAGAGAGGTGATACTGTCTCCTTCTGCGTGCGTCCAGGTTCTGCACTCAGAACAATACCATCCTCCTTGTCCTCAGGAACTTCCTCAAAGAGTGATTCCAGAATAGAAACAGAAAGACGGCATAAGTCAAATGAAGGATTGGGATAGACACGAGGTTCCTCAGCATTGTAAATTGGTCCGAAATTATACTGTCCTCCTGCCTCATTATTATGTGCGTAGTCGTCGCTTATGCAAATCGTATCATTGTGCGTGTAGATCGCACGGCCAAAGTCAATGATTCGAAAGAGTTTTCCGTATGTGGGAATACACCACGTACGACCATCGCGCGTCTTGTAATACAGATACTCCTCGGTGCACGGTGTCCACAGAATATTATTGCTGTGGAGATCGTTATGAGTCATAGCCCAGATGCTCTGAACTTGGCATAGTGCGGCGATCACTTGAAAGAGCCAAGCAATCCACTGGTCCTCATTGATTTTGTCTTCAGTATCAAGCAGCGAATCCATTGTATTTGTATTGGATTCAAGGAACATCATCATTGTGGGAAATTCCTTGAGAACTGCAAAGAAGGACACTTCCTTGTTTGTGCTACTTTCATTATCGCTGCCATCGCTGCCATCGCTACTGTTGCCATTACTATCATCGCTGCGACTACTATGGGTTGACAGTGAGACTGAGCGCAGAGATCCGCTCTCAGATCCATTTTGCTTATCCTGCAAAACAGCCGCAGTGTCCAGATCTACATCCATCCGATGCCTCGCAGATCTGCAGTCAGAATCACAATCCGAATCGACTGTTGTATCATCTGTCAGATCATTCGGCGGCTCCATCAATGGATCATCCGTGGACAGAGCGACTCCACCCTCAAATCCGGCAAGTGAAAAGATACCTTGCTGCTGACGCTTCCAGAACCAGCTCTCAAAGCGAATTTCTGAGAACTCCTCCGTGACATTGTAATAATACTGATTTGCAATCGCCAGATACGCACCGTAAAAGAGAGAAAAATGCGGTGAATATCCAGACTCCCGGAATTTGCTGAGCATATAACACGCTACGGCATCTACATAGGCCTGGTTATGAGGATCGTGCAACTTACTAAAGAGTTTAGCTGACTTGGGTCCAGGCGCCGGCAGAGCAGGGTGCTGGGCCATCGGATAATGGCCCTGAATCATCTGGTAGGCGTCGAGCAGGTGTGTAATCTTGCAGTAGCCTGAAATATCCATAGTATCCTTTGGCTGGTTGTTTTGACTAGAAAAACTCTGTACCCGTCCCGAGAAGGCCCCCGACCGCTGAGGAACATCACCATAGATCTCATCAAGATGCCAGCGGTGATCAAATCGCAAAAAGCTACTGTATTGTTTGCTTCTAGCAAAACGAATCATTCCAGGGTACGTAGTCTGCAAAGGCTTGAACCGTGTCTCAAGAGCGGTTCTTAGAGAAGCAGACGGCTCCTTTTCCCAGATAGCCGGTTCTGGAAGAGGCATTGTCTGTAAAACCGGATATGGTGAAGACATTTACTGGTGTCCTCGATCTTCAGAAAAAAATGAAAACGCACGTTAAACTCAATGGCATTGAATTCCTTTGTCTGACTAGGATACACAAATGGCAGCATCAGCGGCAATGAATCTACAGTTGAAAAAGTTCAGTATGATCAATACTCCAGAAGACGCCGTATGCATCTTTATTGGTCGCAGACGCACGGGAAAATCGACTCTTGTCCGGGATCTCCTCTTTCATCACAAATCACTTCCGCTTGGAACTGTCATCAGTGGTACAGAGGAATCTAACGATTTCTACAAGAAGATCGTTCCGCCGCTGTTCATTCACGGTGCATACTCGCCTGTCATTATTCAGAATTATGTGAATCGCCAGAAGCTCATTATGCAGAAGATTATGAAGGAGCAGGCTGAAAGAGGTCAGTCTCGTATTGATCCTCGATCATTTCTGATTCTTGATGACTGCCTGTACGACGACACCTGGATTCGTGATCTAAATATTCGCTACTTGTTCTTGAACGGTCGTTGGGTGAAGGTGTTTTTCTTGATCACGATGCAATATCCGTTGGGTGTTCCGCCTATTCTGAGAACGAACGTCGACTATGTCTTCATTTTGCGTGAGCCATATATGAGCAATCGTCGTCGTATTTTTGAGAACTACGGCTCGGCGTTTCCTTCCTTCGAGTTCTTCTGCCAGGTGATGGACCAGTGCACTCAGAATTACGAGTGTCTTGTTATCAGTAACAACACACAGAGTAATAAGATTGAGGATATCATTTTCTGGTACAAGGCGGAGCTACACGGCGATTTCCGCATTGGCGCGCCCGAATTCTGGAGCCACTCAGCGCAGCACTACAGAGACCAGGAAGAGTCTGAGATCAACAAGTATGATGCATCGAATGCAATCAAGCTGAAGGGTCCGCAGATTCAGGTACGCAAAGGAAACTAGACAGATATAGACCTTAAGTAGAGAGCAGATGTTTAAGATACCCTTATGGATGGCCTTTTTATTGATTGTAGGAGTTGGAGCAATCCTTCTTGGACTTTCCGGATTAAATGAAGGATTTATGGCAGGCGGGCCAGGTAGACGATGCGGAGTAGATCTGCCACCGTGCGGAGGAGTAACCGTATGTATGAATGGGTTCTGCGCAATTCCAAATCAGCCAGTCTTACCGCCAAATCAGATCCCTACCTATCCTTAACCTCCTAGTCCGTAATCAAAATTAGCAGACTAGGTTAGTAAGAATGAATCTGAACTTAGGATTAGCTCTTGGTCTTGTCCTTTTTGTCACAGTACTTTGCTTCGTTGTTGTTCAGATAATGAAGCCTACGCCGTATGCTCCGCCGGCGGAGAATGCGCGTGGTGCGACTTTACCGTGTATGGCGAATGGCCAGTGCCCTGTTGGCCAGAAGTGTATGGGTGGCACGTGCATCGAGGGCTTTGCGATGGAAGTCAATGTCGGCAAGGATATGTCCTCGTGCACTGCCCCTCAGTGCGGTGGTATTGATGCGCCGTGCGCCAGGCGGGAGACACCCTGTCCCGAGGGTACGTTCTGCCAGGAGAATAAGTGTGTTGATATCGCGGCCCCGGACCAGGGCGCCGCGTACAATCAAATTGGTATGATTAATTTGAATTAACTTATGAAGACATCGTATCCTTAGGAATAGCGGATGTTGACGCTGAAGCTGCTGACGCTAACGCAGCCTCCTGCTTACGCTGCATCGCTAAATCGCCCTTAGGGCCAAACATAGCTCCCCATCCATCTTCTGATGCCTCTCCGGATACCGGATTGCCATCAGCACCGAGGACCTCCTTTGTCTTAGTCTTGATGCCACTCTTGCGCTGCTCCGTCATAAACTTGTCGCGAGCCTCTTCGTTATCCTTGTAGCGCTTCATCAGCTGGTTTAGCTGATCCTCAGCGTACTCCTGATCCTGGACTTGGTGCGGCTTAGGATCCCACGGCAGCCACTTGCCGACCTCGCCTAGGAAGATATTGTGAATTGCATCGGAGCGCTGGAGCTTCTTGGCCATTGCAACAGCCTCACCGTGAGTTCCGGTGACTCCCCGGACTTTCAGACCACGGATACTGGTGCGGAACTCATTCTTCTGAAAGAACTCATCTTCGAGCTTGGACTGCTGCTTGAAGAGGAAATCGTCGTAAGCCTCCTTGATAGTCGTCTTCTTGATGGTCTTGTCATTTTCCTTTACGAAGTTGTGGTAAGTCTGGAGAATGGATGCCATATCGAGGCGACCCTTACGGCAGAGAAGGGCAGCACCACTGAGATCGGGGCTGGCTGCTTCAAGACGATCGGCCTCAGTCGTTAGCTTATCATTGACTCCCCGGACAACTGAAACGAGATAGGTTTCCAGATTCCGGATCTTGTAGTCGATTTCGTACTGCTTGACAAATTCAGTGAAAAAGTACTGGTCCTTATTATCGAGGACTGACTCGGGGCTGAGAAAGGAAAGAAGTACAAACTTCTGGCTGCGGATCTCGGGGTCCTCCTCGAGGAAATCTTCCTTAACTGAAGCGGGCGCAGCGGAGTTATCAGAAGACATTGGGGTTCTGGGATATGAAAAGATAAACTCTTAAAGTATCTTAGCGCATGTCTCGCCACATAATTTCTACCTAGAAGGTATAAGAAGATGGACTTTTCCTTCGGTGATGTTCTAACTGCCGTGCTCAAGTATACGATTGAGGGCCTCGTCGTGGCGTTCGTCGCCGTTCTCGTCTTGAACCCGAAGAAGCCTAACTTCGGTGAGATCACAACCATCGGTGTTGCTGCCTTCGCCACGTTCGCTCTCCTCGATACGTTCACCCCTTCCATCGCGGTTGTAGCTCGCCAGGGTGCCGGCTTCGGTATGGGCGCTAACCTCGTTGGTTTCCCGCGTATGTAAATAGCTAAAAACTCAAATAACTTATAGTTCTAAATACACTTTCCAACTCATTGTTTCTCTTGAAGGATAAACAATGATTTGTTAATTAATTTATTAAGTACGATTCTTACGGGTTGTCTTGCCTTTGCCTAGGTGAATCTTGCGACTTCCACCTGTTCCTGTTGGGGAAAATCCTACTTTTCTTGACCGTGTTCTCCCTGCAGGCCCTCTATTGTTAGTATCATCACTTTCCTGTTTTTCTATTAATAATTCTATAATTTCAGATGGACTCTTCTTATCACATTTAATACCTTTTTCCTGGCAAAAAGCGAGTAATTTGCTGGTTTCTAATGCTTTAAAATCAGCCTTTAACATTTCATCAAATTGTAAGGGAGGAACACCTTTTTCTTCACGATCAAATGCCCGAAGTCTAGCAATAAGTACTTCTTTCCTTCCACTAACACTTAACTTTCGTTCTTTTAATAGGGCTTGTAATTGTGGATTATTCTTTCCATCATAGTCATCTCCTGATACAGGAGGCGGAGGTGGAGGCGGAGGCGGAGGTGGAGGCGGAGGCGGAGGAGGAGGCGGAGGCGGTGGAGGAGGAGTACCAGTAGCACGAGCAGCACCAGCACCTGTACCAGCACCAGCTCCAGCAGCAGCAGCTCCAGCAGCTCCAGCAGCTCCAGCAGCTCCAGCAGCTCCAGCAGCTCCAGCAGCTCCAGCAGCTCCAG